AGAGTGGGTATGTACGTTGAGGAAAAAGACAGAGCATGGTGTTCTGCTAACTATGACAATGACCACCGAGCAATCAATATCGAGTGTGCCAACGATGGTGGTGAGCCTGATTGGCATGTTAGTGATGTAGTCCTCAACAAACTAATAGAGTTATGTGTGGATGTGTGTAAGAGGAACGGAATCGAGAAACTCATCTTCACAGGAGATAAAACAGGCAACCTCACACAACACAATTACTTCTGTTCAACGGCATGCCCCGGCAATTACTTGAAATCTAAATTTCCGTGGATCGCTGAAGAAGTAAACAAGCGATTGGAAACAGGGGAAACCATGTATAAATTGAAGATAGGATACGCAAGTGGTGGAGATGTAACTACATTCAAGAGGTTGCTTGATAACCTTGGAGTAAGTTATAATGAATCAGGTGGATACATCACAACAGATTGGGTAACGAGTTATCAAAAACTCAAGATTGAAGCCAAAGCAAGAGAGTTGGTTGTACCTTGCCTAACTGTTGCGATTAAGAACTCGACTCCACCTGAAGATCCGACACCACCTGAAGAGCCTTCTGATCCACAAGATCCGTTAGAGGATATGTTGGCTCAAGCATTACAAGAATTAAAAGAAACTCAAGACACTCTCAAAGAGTTAAAAAATAAGTTAGCGGAGATCGTGAAAAATCTTCAGGACTTGATATAGGAACACCTTTGGAACACCATATATCGCAAACCCTATTAAAATAAGGATTGTTCTATACTTCAAGTCTCGTCACTCGCACCATTCACGAAAACTCCGAGGAATCGGAGTTTTTCCTTTATTTAAAGGGGTTTCAGGGTTGTTTGATTTTGACTTTTTTGCAAATAATTTTGCGAAAAACATCAATTTTTTGGCACACTTTTGGAACACTTTGGAACACCTATGGAACACCTAATGACACTCTTGGTACTTCCCATATAGACCTCCTTGGCAGAAAAAGACCGCAGCTCTTACTCCTTTCAGCTGCGGTTTTTTTCTTTATCCGATATTCTCAAAATAATTGGCCAATCTTATGTAGTCCTGTTTCTGTTTGCTCTCCGAAATATGAGTGTATATGTCCATTGTTGTTGCTATCTGTGCGTGACCGAGCAACTCTTGAGCGGACTTGGCATCTATACCAGCTTCATATAGCGTTGTAGCGTACTGATGTCTTATTGAGTGCCTATCTATGTCTATTCCTTTGACCTTACAGTAATTCATCCATCTGCGGTACAAAATCGACTTTGTAAGGGGTTTTTCGCCTGAAACCAAGTAATCATCAGGCTTTAATTTCAACTCCTTTAAACGTTGTTTTAGTTGGGGAAGGAGAGGAACTGTTCTTACGCTCGTTCTCGTTTTCGGTGGATTGATAAAAGGCTGGTTGCCGTGGAATCCTACCGATTTGGTGATATGTATCACATTGTTTTTGAAATCGACATCCTTCAGCTGGAGTGCAAGTGCTTCACCTAATCTGCATCCTGTAAAAAGGATAATAAAACCTAACTGAAATTCCTCTTTGGTGGTGGATAGTATCGCTTGTCTTTCTTGTTCGGAAAGTGCCTCTCTTGTGCCTTTTTTGAGGCCTGATGGAAGTTTAACTCTGTCACATGGATTGTATATATCCATGCCAAGATTGACTATCGCATAATCGAATATTTGGGAGAGAACACACTTGTGATTGGATACTGTTTTCTGTGCGTATTGTTGGCCTAATTCCTTTAGCCAAACTTGGACTTCTTTCGGTTTGATCTCATCAATGTTCTTGTCTCCGAACCTCTCTATTATCCGATTCAAACATGGAGAATAGGTACGGAACGAGCCAAATCTTAATTTCTCCCAATTCTCTTCCTTCCAGCTTTCAGCTACATTCTCCAAGGTGAGAGACTCTTTCTGCTTTATATCAAACTGAATCATTTTTAGTGCGAGATCCTTCTTCGTTTTTGCGGAGAAGGTTTTTTTCTTGCCGTTTATGTATACAGATTGTCTCCAAAGTCCTCTTTTATCCTTAAACATCCTCTCTCTCCTTTTTCAGTAACATCTCTGCGTATTCAAGCACTTTGTCCTTGCCGGAGAGTGACAATGCGTTGTAGATGTGCATCATTTCATCATCTTTGTAGTGGATCTCCACATTAGAGCCTAACAGATAGTCAGGACTTACCAACAATGCGTTAGAGATCTTAAAGATATTGCCTTGTTTGGCTTCATATTGGCCTGAAAGATACCTTGAGATAGTTGCTTCGGAAATCCCTGTCATCCTTGCTAATTGAGCTGCGGATACATTTTTCGTATCCATAAGACTTCTTAATCTCTTTCCAAATTCTCCCATAATGTTCACCTTCCTTCGCCTTGATTATAGCATACTTACCATAAAACAACAATTTCCTTGCGAAAATGGCAAAAAAGTTATTGACTTGCCATAACGTAAGCCTTAAAATTAGAAGTGCCAAGAGAAATAAAGATTAAGGGAGATACCAAAATGACAGTTAAAGAGATGATAAACAAAGTAAACACATACAACGAAGTGGCCGAGATCATTGGCAGAAACAAACTTGAACTCTCGTTCAGCATGAAGTTTTTTAGCGGTACTAAAGTCGATAACCTCAAGGAGTTTAAAAAGTTTCTGAAGGACGAGCTGATAGAAGAATTTGGGAAAGCGATCATGGAGTGTGATGCTTACGAATTTGGCAAAGACACGGAGATAACCTTTGAAGATATGTTCTTCGGTGAGTTTCGTGAAGTAGTTACTTTCAGCCTAAATGAGGCATGGTAAGGGAAGGAGATAAACATGAAACAGTACACAATAACCTACACATTATACGGACAAAAAAGGGAGTTTGTTTGTGTAGGAGCGAAGAACAAAGAAGAGGCCTATGATAAAGCGGTTTATGAGGTTATTCCGAGCATCGAAGGAACGCATCCTTACTCCGCATGGGTATCAGGAGTGACCTACAACAATGGAAACTATAAGTCCTTCAACACCTTTGAAGGCAAACCATATTAAAGAAAGGAGAACGGCATGGAGTTTGATTATTCTAAACTGTTGGGTGCGATGAGAGAGAACAAAGTCACTCAAGCGGATCTTGCCAACAAGCTGGGCATATCCGAGACATCGCTCCGCAACAAACTCAAGAATCGTGGTGAATTCAGGACAAAGGAAATGTACGCAGCTAAAAAGTACTTAAATTTGCCCAACTACGAGGATTATTTTTTTGCAATAAAACTTGCTAAAACGTAAGGAAAGGAGAGGTGATGAAACCTACAAAAGTACATTGTTTCTTTGAACAGAGCGGTACTTTCAAGAACGAATTTATCAACTTGGGGATTCCGGCCGAGGATTATGACATCCTCAACGAGTTTGGAGAAACAGACCACATCATGGATCTATTTAAAGAAATCCGTGATTCAAGAATGGGGGGGGGTACAGTATTCGACAATATTTCTTCCGATGAGTTAATAATGGCCTTCTTCCCATGTATCAGGTTTGAGGATCAAATCCTTCTTTGGTTTCGTGGTGAGAACTACGCTCAAAGAGGATGGAGTGACATCGAGAAGATAGAGTACGATATTCGGCTCCAACATGAACTTACGGAGCTGTACGAACTTATATCTTGGCTTACCATTACTTGTCTTGAAAGAGGCATACCGCTCATTATCGAAAATCCTTACTCATCGCAGCATTACCTAACTCAACGTTGGTGCATTGAGCCAAAAGTGATTGACGAGGACAGAAGAGAAAGAGGAGATCGCTACAAAAAACCTACTCAATATTGGTTTATCGGATGTAGTCCTTCTGAAAACTTCATTTGGGAGCCTCAGATCATGTGGGATGAATATTTGTCCGTTGAGAGAGCAAAGCATGGTGCAGAAAGGTCGCTAATGACACATGAATATGCAAACAGATTTATCCGTGAATTTATTTTATGAAAAAAGAACATCTCCAGCCACACAAAGGAGATGCTCTTAAATGACAAGAAGGGAGTCCTGTCAAATGGATTATAGCAATTATTTCTTAAAACCACAACGGAAGTACGTTATCAGGCGATTCTTCCTATACCTATTCGTTGGAGTGCCATTTGCTTGGTTGCTATTGAAGGCATTATCCGTAATCATCACATTTTTTCTTTATTTGGGGGTATTTTAAATGTTCAGGGAAGTAACTATCAGGGAAATGGCAACCGCATTAGGAGTAGATCCAGCCGAGATCAGATTAGCGAATCATGGACTTCGCTCCAAAGGATATGGGGTATGTGCCAACAAGAGTGGAGTGTACAAGAGTGCATCTCCTGAAGAAACGATCAAACAGGCCGAAAGACTATTAGGCATGGCCGACAAGATCCGTGAAGCTGCGGAAGGGTTGATAAAGGCAGAGAGGCAAGAGCCTACCGAACTTGAAGCGATGGTGTGGAACTTGCTACCTGAAAAGCCTTACGCACCTGAAGTGTACCGCACAACCTTTGAGCCTATCGAGGTGCGAGATGAATGAGTGTTGGTATTGCCGAAGGAAAGACAAACTTTGGTTTGTAAATGGGAAGAGCTGGTGCAATCGGTGCTTGTTCGATGAATACTATGACTTCGACAAAGCGGTGAACTACACGATCCGCAACATAGACCGATTTAGTGAGAGGTATCCTGATGGATTTGAATGGCTCATGGATTGGCTCAAAGAAGAAGGGGTGCCGGTCGCATCAACGAGGTTGGAAGAGTTTATCTCTGAAAACTTGGGAGACTACTCCGAATGGGTGATGACGAATCCAACCATATATCCGTTTGAAATGATTATGGAAAGAGTAAAGGAGATGTGATGTATAGCAAGGCATACAACGATGATTGCGTACATGGCATGAAGTTACTTGAAGATGAGTCCATCGACTTGGTGATAACATCTCCACCTTACGATAACATCCGAGATTATAACGGATACTCGTTTGACTATAAGGCAACATTCGTTGAAATGTTCCGCATTCTCAAATGGGGGGGGTGGTTGTGTGGATAGTCTCCGACCAAACCATAGATGGGAGTGAGTCCGGCACATCATTCAAACAAGCGTTGTTCGCTAAAGAGTGCGGATTTAATCTCCATGACACGATGATTTGGTATAAAGACTCCTCTGCATTTCCTGATGCGAATAGATACTCCCAAGTATTTGAGTATATGTTCGTATTTTCAAAGGGGAAACCCAAATCTGTCAACTTAATAAAAGACAAACCTAACAAGTGGAGCGGAGCAAAGATACACGGAACTTTTCGTCAAGCTGATGGCACAACAATGAGAAGGGATACCACTTGGAAGAGCATCATCTGTGAGGAATACGGAGTCCGATACAACGTTTGGGAGATTCCTTCCGAGAAAAGCAACGATACAGGACATCCAGCGGTATTTCCTCAAAAGCTGGTAAGAGATCACATGATTTCTTGGAGCAACGAAGGTGATATAGTCATGGATCCATTTCTTGGAAGTGGAACAACAAGGATAGTGGCTTATGACATGAATCGCAATTTCATAGGATACGAAATAAGCCAAGAATATTTTGAGAAGGAAGAGAAGAGATTTGAAGATTACACATCACAATTATCTCTTTTTTCCGAAGTAAAGGAGATCTAATGGAATTTATACAAAAGGTAATAAGGGTGCAGATGGAACTCAAAGCACCTAAAGACAACTACAACGATTTCGGTAAGTATCGCTATCGTTCAGCTGAAGGGATATTAGAGGCCGTGAAGCCTATCTTGGACAACTATGGATTATTACTCAATCTATCCGATGAGGTAGTTGTGAAAGAAGGTTGGCATTACACTATCGCATCCGCAACCATCACCGATGGGAAGGATTCGATAACAGTAACCGCCAATGCAAGAGAAGAGGAAACAAAGAAGGGCATGGATGCTTCACAAATATCAGGTGTGGCTTCATCCTACGCACGAAAATATGCGTTGAACGGCCTTTTCTTAATTGACGATACGAAGGATGCCGATACCGATGAGTTTCACATTCAGACCACAAATAATGGGGAGAAAGACAATTTAGGACTTAAAAGAGTCAAACTTCAATCCTTGATGAATGAAGAAACATGGGAGTCCTTAATCGAAAAACAGGGTGAGCCATGGAGATGGACAGAGAAACAAATAGATAGATGGATAGCAAAATTGGAAGGAGAGGAAAATGCTTAATCAATGCACTATTCAGGGAAGGCTTGTCGATGATCCTAAAAGCGACATGATAGTCCATACCGCTAACGGAGACAGGCAGAAATACAAATTCACTCTTGCAACTCAAGACGAGTTTGGGAGAAAAGCAACGCACTATATCCCATGTGCAGCTTGGGGAAGAACAGGAGAGTTTATTTCCAAGTGGTTTAAGAAGGGATACATGATTTTTGTTAATGGAAGGCTCACTACCTACAAGGACTTTGAGGATGACGGCCGGACAGTAGTCGAGCTGACAGTAGACCGAGCAGACTTCCCAAACGATAAGAAAGCGGAAGATGAGCCAATAGAGGTGGTAGAGGAAGATCTACCTTTTTGAAGAAATGAAGTGTGAGATCTGCGGAATAGAACAGGCTTGTGAATTACACCATGTGTTTGGTGGAACGGCAAGAAAGATAAGTGACAAGTGGGGAGCAACAGTTTGGTTGTGCCGTCCTTGCCATGATGCCTACCATCGTCATCCTTCAGCTTATCAATGGTTGAGAGAGAAAACGCAGGCAAGAGTGATGTTTGAACAAGGCTGGACTACGGAAGATTGGATGGATCACTTCCACAAGAACTATTTGTAAAGGAGAAATTATGGCGAAGGTAGATAGATCATCGGAGTGGGAAACGATCACTCCTGATAAAGCAAGAAAATACTTGGCCACATCCGAAGGGAATCCTCGATATGGTGCAAGTAGCAAGGTGGTGAACAGAGATGCGGTGACCAAACTTGTTGCCGACATGAGAGCGAACAAGTGGGTTGATACAGGAGAGGCCATTCAATTTGATTGGAATGGACATCTTATCAACGGACATCACAGATTAACGGCCATCATTCAAAGCGAAAAAAGCCAAGAGATCCTTGTTGTAAGGGGCATATCACCTATGGCAAAACGATACATCGACACAAGCACAAAGAGATCTCTTGTGCAGAGGTTGGCATCGGAAGGTTTTGGGGTAGAGATTGCGAACACTAAAACTGTTGGTGCTTTGCGGTTGGCGGTTTGTTTCAGGAAGGGTGCCTCTTTCGCAACGCACACTATGTCGGATGATTGGTTTGTTGGGTTTATTGATGACCATATTGAGGCATACTCGTTTGCTTATGAAGCAGCTGGACTGAACTCGAAGAAAAACCTAACTTCAGGTGCGGAGTTTGCTCACGCATTAGCAGAGGCCTATGAGTGCGGAGTAGACAAGCAGATGCTCAAAAGGTTTTGCGACATAGTAAACACCGGCCGTTATTCAGGTGAAGAAGAAACCGCTGCTCTCGAGTTGAGAAATTGGAAGATAAACAGACCTCAAGATTTTGGTGGCAGAGCACCAAACGAGAGGATGGCAACTTCCGAGGCCATACAGACATACATAGCAAAGTTTGTCGAAGGCGATCCAGCATCAAGACGGATTAACCAAAACCAAATTATTGGCATTTACACATTCCGCAACATTGAAAGAGAGGAGAAGGAGAATGGGTGATTTAGAAGTAAGAGCCATACTGTTGGCACTTGAATATTTAGAAAGAGCCTCAAAAGCAGATAGGTACTCTTCAGACAGAGATACTTACTTGGGAATGGTGGCAGACATTCTTGCTATGTTGATAGGAGCAGAATATGGAAGTGAAGTGGATTAAGTTGTCCACAGACCTGTTCAACAACCGCAAGATAAGGCAGATCGAACGCATGGATGATGGAGATGCGATCATAGTCATATGGTTAAAACTCCTCATCCTTGCCGGAGAGATAAACGATGGTGGGGAAATATACTTCACCAAAGAAGTGCCATTCACCGAAGAGTCATTAGCGGTACAGTTTGACAGGCCGAGAGAACTTATAGCGTTAGCCTTGAGGACTTTTCAGGCCTTCGGAATGATAGACATCACAGATGATTCTATGTCGATTATGAATTGGGGCAAGTACCAAAGTTTAGACCGAATGGAAGAGATCCGTGAATACAACCGACAGGCCAAGCAAAGACAAAGGGCAAGGGAAAAGGATGTCAAGGACAATGTCAATGACAAGTCAATGACAAGTCAACACAGAATAGATAAGAAAAGAATAGATAAGAATAGAGAAGATATTATACATACTTCTCCAGCTGACCTCTTAAACGCACTATCTAAAAAATGGCAGACCAATATAGATGGTGATGAGGCGAATAGGGAGATACGTCAATGAGAGATGTTTATGTTGATGACGAACTTTCCTACATTTACCTTATCGTGACTAACAATGGCGGTTATGTGGGGGAAACCCATTATCCACTCGCAAGAGTCAAACAACATCAATATTGTCGCATATCCGATAAACAATTTGGACTACACGAAGATATGCGAAATGGTGGATACAGGTTATATATCCTTGATGTTCGTTTAGGGGTATGTGGAACAGAGCTGGAAGGAAAGTGGATAACTTACTTCAAGCACTTTTTCGAGTCACAAGGCAAGAAGTCATGGAATACGGCACAATCAAACACGCAAGGATGGGAAGAGTGCCAAGAACGTTTGCCGTATATCAAGCATTTGTTTAGTTGGTTTCCTGACCAAACTGTAATAGAGAATTGGAACACATACTGATGAAGTGGGAAGGCAGAACTTATCGTAGACAAAAGAAATGTGTAGTATGCGGAGCGGTTATTCCTTACTACAAGCGATCCTATTGTTCGGAAGAATGTCAACGAGAGGCATTAAAACGAAGGGCAAGGAATGACCGCAAGACCGCTAAAGAATTAGGGATACCTTATGACGATTATGTGAAGGAGAAGAGATGAGATTGATTGATGCAGATGACATTGTTAAGTATTCGCATGATGTCATCTTACAAGGTGGGGCAAGACACAGATGCTTTGATGTCACTTTGCTTCATGAAATACCGACAGTAGATGCCGTGAAGCGTGGGCATTGGGATAACAAAATCATAGATGCGAGATTTGATGCTCCTCACACAGTGGCAAGATGCTCTGTATGTAAAGGAAAGATATGGGTATACGCAGAAAACTATGTAGTTAGGTATCCATACTGTCCGCTCTGCGGAGCAAAGATGGACGAGGTGAAAGATGAAAGTAACGAAGTATGACGAGAACAACTTAATGAGCAGAACGAAGGCCGAGCTGATTGGGATGATCATTGACTTAAAGACAAGGAACGATGATGTGACCAATAAGTTATCTCAAATGGAGTACCAAACACGGACTCGTTACGCATCATGGGTAGATGTTCAAGGGGAGTGGAGATGCGATAACTGTCACATCAAAGCACCAAGATACAAGGATATTACAGGCTACCATAATCAATGTAAGCCTGAATATTGTTTTAATTGCGGATCACGAATGAGTAATGGAGAGAAACTATGACAACAGTAGAATTGAAAGATTGGAAGATCGTACAGAATGAATTGGGTGACGGAACGGCCGTTATCCAAGTGTACAAGGGCAACAAGGTAAGACAGGCATTTGTTCAGGATGCCATGACAAAAGCGAAGTTAAAAGCCTACTTGCAGAAGAAGATAAAAGATGAAAATTCTAGTTTGTAGCTGCGACAGAAACCAAGATACCTTCTATCCGTTCAACCATTGTATGGAGAAATATTGGAGATCCCATCCTGAAATCATTTACTCAACGGAAACGATCTCCAATCCGTACTATCGGACTATATCTAAAAATTATCCTTTAAACCAATGGACGAGAAGGATAAGGGAGACTCTTCAGGAGCTGGACGATAATGTATTGGTAATGGTGGATGACATATTCATCCGTAAGCCTGTTGATGTGTTCAGGGTTAGGGAGGCCGAGAACTTATTGCAAGGAAATATAGCATTACTAAACTTTGAGAAGGCTTTTGATAGCACCGAAGATATTGGATACGGATTCGGAAAACGTAGACACGGATCTGCGTGGGAAGTCTCGATAATGTGCGGATTATGGGATAGGGAGAAGTTGATAGACATTCTTTCCGATGACATGACTCCGTGGCAAGTGGAAGAGAGACAACCAACAAAAGGATATGACTTCTGCATAAACACAGGAGACTACATCATCGATTGGGGATACAGAAACTTCCGCTACTTCGGACTTCATCAAAACAAATGGTGCGGTGAGATAATTCCGTTCTTCCTTGAAGAAGGCATCGACATCGATTTCTCAATTAGGGGTGTGAAATGAACAGATTTGTCATACACCAAAAGTTGCCGAGCCTTAACGATGTCATTGAAGCCAACCGAGGAAACAAGTACATGGGTGCCGGACTTAAAAGGCAAGTGCAAAAAGACATCTGTGATTGGATAACTGTGGCACTAATGAAGAACACTCTTCGTCCTGTGGAACAATGCGAGATATATATCGTATGGCATGAGAAAACCAAAAGGAGAGATGTTGACAACATCCAATCAGCTCAAAAGTTTATCCTTGATTCGATGGTGGAGATGCACATCATCAAAGACGATTCAAGGAGATATGTTACTCAAATCAATCATAAGATAGTGGATGATACGGAAGATTATGTAGAGGTTTACTTACAATGACCGCTTACGAAGTGAAGAGTTATATGTCACAATGTTGGAGAATCAAAAAGGAAATGAAAGCGAAGTATTCTGCGATATATGAATTGCGGAGTCTAGCTGAAGGAACAACATCGAATCTAACAGGGATGCCATCTTCACATAGTGAAGGATCTAAAGTGGAGAACTATGCGATAAGGTTAGTCACTATGAGAGATGACTTGGAAGAGTGCGTGAACAAACTTTACGAAGTCCAGCAGAAGTCACTCCGCATGATCGAGTACGCATCCGATCCGTTGGCAAGAGCAATACTCACCGAGTATCATATCAACGGAAAGACCGCAGAACAGACCGCAGAATCAGTTGGATACTCAAGAGTGCAAGTGTTCAGGATATTGAATAAAGCATACGATGAGATAGCTGATAAGATGATATTGAATGAAACTGTTGGTTTGTAATATTGTTATGATGTATCAAAGGCGAAGAGAGATCTTCGTCTTTTTTATTCCATAAGGTCATGTGGGTTAGTGACAGGCCTTTGTAATGATAGGGGTGGGAATCTGCTTGTCAACCGATTGGGCAAACCAATTCTATAAATCAACTATGTGGCAAAAGACTCGTTCCGCTTACATATCATATAAACGAGGCCTGTGCGAAAGATGTTTGGAGCATGGAATAGTAAGAGCTGGAGTTGAAGTGCATCACGTTCAACCACTCACGCAGAAGAACATTAACGATCCGAACATTACATTGAATTGGAATAATCTAATGCTCCTATGTCCTGAATGTCACGATGAGATACACAGACGAACAAGAGATAAGTCTAAACACAAAAGGTTTGTGGTAAAGAGTGACGGAACAATAGCCACTATGTCGGCCAAGACCACGAATTTGGGGAGTGGGGTAAAAAATCAGTAGGGGTGAAGAGAGAAATTTGTTTCTATGCCACTCACCACTCGTCATAGATCCCCATGGGGTAAAAAACGAGGTGCGTACCCCTTCCGTACCCCATCGTCCAAGTTTTCTTGGATTAGGAAAAAGATATACGAAAATTTTTGGAGTTTTTTTGAAATGGCAAAACAAGCGAAAACTAAAGCGGACTTTGCCGAACTTCGGCAGAAATTGTTGGGTGAGGCATCGAAAGTCGGCCTCACAGAGAACTATAACTTCATGACTACGTTCGACAGATATTGCAAACAAGTCGAGTTGATAGAAAAACTTGCGAAAGTCATTGAAGATGATGGTGAATTGGTCACCAAAGAGTATGTAAAAGGCCGAGAGAACGTTTACATCCATCCGGCGATCAAGGAATTGAACAACACATCCAACGCAGCGAATAATACTGTGGGAACTCTCCTGAAGATCCTCGCAACAGTTAAAGTGAAGGAAGAACAGGATGAGTTGGATAAATTCCTCTCATGAACTACATATATCAGTATTACCAAAAGATTCAGGACGGATCTATCGTTGTTGGTGAATGGGTAAAGCTGGTTTACGAACACATAATTCACGGACTTGAGAACAAGTCCTTTTTTTATGATGGGAAAAAGGCCAACCATGCGATTGATTTCATCGAAACCTTTTGCCGTCACGCAGAAGGATCATTAGCACCTCAACACATCAAGCTGGAACTATGGCAGAAGGCTTTAGTCTCCACAATGTTTGGGATACTCGATGACGAAGGCAATCGTCAATTCCGAGAAGTATTTTTGGTGGTAGGCCGTAAAAACGGCAAGACATTGTTGCTTTCTGCTATTGCACAGTACTGTGCCTTTGCAGATGGGGAATATGGTGGGAGAGTGTATTTTACCGCTCCCAAAATGGAACAAGCCTCACAATGCTTTGATGCGTTCGTTGAGACAGTAAAAAAAGAGCCTGTCCTTTGGAAGAGATCCAAGAAAAGAAGGACAGATGTCTACATAGAGTCCACTAACACAACCATCAAACCTTTGGCATATTCAGCTAAAAAGAGTGATGGACTTAACTGTTCCTTGGTGGTGGCAGACGAGTGTGCATCATGGGATGCCGTGAACGGACTCAAATTCTATGAGGTGTTGAAATCTTCGCAAGGAGCAAGAAAACAACCTCTATTAGTTGCGATCTCATCAGCTGGTTATGTCAATGAAGGGATATATGACGAACTCTACAAAAGGGCAACAAGGCTCTTAAAGGGTGACTCAAGAGAAAAGAGATTCCTTCCTGTTATCTACGAAATAGACGATATGCGGAAATGGGATGATGCCAATGAATGGCAGAAATCCAATCCCAACTTGGGTGTTAGTGTTTCGCTCGATTACTTGTTGGAAGAACTTGCGATAGCAGAAGGATCTCTGTCAAAACGAGCAGAGTTTATTACCAAGTATTGCAACAAGAAACAATCATCCTCACAGGCCTTCCTTAACGCAGCTGATGTGGAGAAGTCCTATTCAGGTGTGCCTATCCTTCCTGAAACGTTCAGGGAGAATTACGGATACATAGGGATAGACTTGTCGAGGACAACCGACTTAACGGCCGTTATGTGGCTCGTTCAAAAGAATGATGTGATAAACATCTTCGGCAAATTCTTCCTTCCTTCCGAAAAGATAGAAGAGGCAAGTGCAAGAGATGGACTCCCATACGATATTTACATCCAAAAGGGATTTTTGATTCCTTCAGGTGACAATATCATCGACTATCACGATTGCTACAATTACATAACGAGCATAGTGAACACTTACCACTTATATCCGTTAAGAGTCATGTACGATAGATATTCCGCTCAATACTTGGTGAAGGATCTTGAGAACTTCGGATGCTTAACGGACGATTGCCATCAGGGATACAACATGACTCCGGCTATTGCGGAATTTGAAGGGTTAATTAAGAGCGGAAGGATAAATATTGGTGACAATGACTTATTAAAAGTCCACTTGTTAAACGCAGCTTTGAAGATGGAAAACAACACCGAGAGAGTAAAACTAATCAAAATATCACAGAATGACCATGTGGATGGTATGGCTGCGATATTAGATGCCATGATAGGCAGACAGAAATATTGGGGTGAGGACGGAAAAAGGCTCACCAACGAGAGGTAATTCTAATGAGTTTATTTGATATGCTTTTCCCAAAGAAGGAGCAGAAATTACGTGAGGAAACCGAATTTCATACATTGACGGCATATACTCCGCACTTCACCACATGGGAAGGGTGCATCTATGAAAATGAGTTAGTAAGAGCATCCATAGATGCGATAGCAAGACATTTCTCCAAGATGGTTGTTGAGTTTCACGGAGCTGGTCAGCCTTCGATGGTGGAAAAGTTAAAACATGAGCCAAATGAATTCTCTACATGGTCACAATTCCTTTACAGGGTTGCGACCATTTTAAATGTTCAGGATAACTGTGTGATAGTGCCTATCCGCAACAAATACGGAGAGACAGTTGGGATCTATCCTGTTCTCCCTGAAAAGTGTTCCATCATGGAATACATGGGAGTGCCTTATTTGAGGTTTAGATTCGAGAAAGACAAACACGCAGCTATTGAACTTGAGTATTGCGGAATCCTTAATCGTCATCAGTACAAGAGTGACTTTTTCGGAGACAAATCAAGAGCGTTAGATCCTACCTTGAATTTGGTACACATGCAGAGTCAGGCCATTGAAGAAGGCATGAAGAACTCCGCAACGTACAGATTCATGGCAACGATAGGTAACTTCACCAACGCAGCTGATCTTGCGGAAGAGAGAAAACGATTCACGGAACTCAACCTGAAAAAGGGTGATGGGAATGACGGATTCTTACTGTTCCCCAATACTTACAAAGATATAAGGCAGATAAACACTCAACCATTCGTCATTGATTCCGAACAAGTCAAGCTGATTAGAACTAACGTATTTGATTACTTCGGAGTCAACGAAGATATATTGCAGAACAAACAGACCGCAGAACAGTTGGATGCCTTCTATTCAGGTGCTATCGAGCCTATGGCCGTTCAGTTGAGCGAAGTGCTTACCAAGATGTTGTTCACCGACAGGGAGAGATCCTTCGGAAACTATGTTGAAGTTTCTTCCAACAGATTGAGCAATATCTCAATGGCCAACAAGATCGCCTTCGCAACCGCTATGGTTGACAGAGGTATGCTCATGGTTGACGAGGTTAGAGATTTGTTCGGATATGATGAAATGCCTGATGGTAAGGGCAAAGTAACTCCTATCCGTGGAGAATATCACTATTTGGAAAATGCAGAGGTAGAAGAAAATGCCGAAGAAGAGTGAAAGAGAATATCGTTCGATGTCTTTAATGACACCGAACACAGAATATCGTGCGGAAGGGTATGCGACCACTTATAGTGATCCATACCTTTTGTTTAGGAGTGAAGGTGTTGACTACTTTGAGGAAGTAGCACCTGATGCCATAGACGAAAGAACAGATATGTCGGATGTCATCTTTCAGTTTGACCATGAAGGAATGGTTTACGCAAGAATGTCCAATGACACCTTGAGACTTTCCAACGATGAACATGGATTGAAAGTTGATGTGGACTTATCCAAGACCGCAGATGCAAGAAATATGTTTGAGAACATCTCTTCAGGAATGGTAAAAGAGATGTCTTGGGCATTTACAGTAGATGGACAGAGTTATGACAAGGACACTCACACAAGGAAGATCACTCATATAAAGAAGATCTACGATGTGAGTGCCGTAAGTATTCCGGCCAATCCCAACACAGAAATAATGGCAGCTCGTTCCTTCATTGACGGAGAGATTGAGAAGGAGATCAAGGAGTTTGAGGCAAGAGAGGCCAAAAAAGCCAAGTTAAGGCTCATGCTTGAACTTGGGAAATAAATGAGGTGAAACCATGAATTTTGAAAACCTAACCGCCTCTGAACTTGAAGCAAGGAAAGCGGAGATCGCAACAATGGTAGACGATGAGAACGCAGACCTTGATGCACTTACTGAAGAAGTAAGAGCCATCAACGAGGAATTAGAGGCAAGAAAGAACGCTGAAGCCAAGAAGGACGAGATCAGAAGTCTCGTTGCAGAAGGTGAAGGCACAGAAATCGAAGAAATCAAAGAAGTAGAGGAAAGAAAAACAATGGATAACATGGAAATCCGCAATTCCAAAGAGTACATCGACGCATATGCCGAGTACATCAAGACAAACGATGATGCCGAGTGCCGTGCATTATTGTCCGAGAACTCCAGCGGTGGCACAGTTGCCGTTCCTGAATTGGTTTATGACATCGTAAAGACCGCTTGGGAAAAAGAAGGGATCATGAGCCTTGTTCGCAAGACTTATATCCGTGGAAACCTTAAAGTTGGTTTTGAAGTAGATGCAGATGATGCTTATCTCCATACAACAGAAGGATCTTCCGTAAGTGAAGAGAATCTGTATCTTGGAGTTATCGAACTCGTTCCTGTTTCAATCAAGAAATGGATCTCCATTTCCGATGAAGCATACGATATGAGAGGCGAAGCGTTCCTTCGTTACATCTATGATGAGCTGACCTATCGTATTGCAAAGAAAGCAGCTGACACTCTTATCGCAAAGATCGAGGCTTGTGGCACAGTATCCACCGCAACAATGGTTGGTGTTCCGTCCATTACCGCAGCTTCAATCGGAATGGCTACGATTGCTAATGCTATTGCAAACCTCTCCGATGAGGCATCCGAGCCTGTCATTATGATGAACAAACTGTCCTATGGTGCATTCAAGGCCGTTCAGTATGCTAACGGCTATGGTGCAGATCCGTTTGAAGGCAGACCTGTTTTGTTCAATGACTCCATCACCGCCTTCTCCGCAGCCACCACAGGCGATTGCTATTGCATCGTTGGTGACCTTGGACAGGGTGCATTGGCCAACTTCCCCAATGGTCAGGACATCACTCTCAAGTTTGATGACCTCTCTCTTGCAGAGAAAGACCTTATCAAGATCGTTGGCCGTCAGTATGTCGGACTTGGTGTTGTTGCTCCTAACGCATTCGTAAAGATCAAGAAATAATTGAATAAGGAGTCAAGCACATGAAAACGTTAATCGCTATTCCTTGCATGGATCAAGTACCAGCACATTTTGCCCAATCTTTGGCCATGTTGCGTAAAGTTGGGGATTGTGCGGTTGCGTTTCAAGTTGGATCACTCGTTTACACAAGCAGAAACAACCTATCTATTCAGGCCTTGAATATGAACGCAGAGTATATTTTATGGCTTGACTCCGATATGGTTTTTCAGCCTGACCTTCTTGAACGGATGTTCAAAGTCATGGAAGAAAACAAATTAGATTTCTTGTCAGGACTATATTTTAGACGAGCAAAACCCTTCACACCTGTCATCTTCGATAAGCTGGAAATGAGAGAGGATGGATGCCATTGGCACAACATGGAGTCAGTACCCACCGAACTTACAGAAATCGAAGGGTGCGGATTTGGTGTAGTTTTGATGAAGTCCGAAATAATAGCCAATGTTTTCGGAAGTCAGGGAGATCTTTTCACACCTCTAATGGGGGTTGGGGAAGATCTCTCCTTCTGTTGGAGAGCAAGACAAGCTGGTTACAAACTTTATTTAGATCCAAGCATATCGCTTGGTCATGTTGGTAACTTCGTGTTTAACGAAGAATTTTATAGATCATATAGTGAGGCTCAAAATGGCACTTCTTGACGATACAAAGTTAGCCATGCGTATATCGACAAAGGCTTACGATGGTGAGATACTCCGACTCTTGAACGCATCTGTTGGAGATATTGGAATAGTAGGAGTAACTGTTACAACAAACACAATTACTTCGGATACCACTATTGATGATCCTTTGCTTGTCCAAGCCATGATAACTTATGCGAGATTGCACTTCGGAACACCTGAAGATACGGATTACCTATCCAAGTCTTACGATGAACAGAAGGCACAACTCATTTCTAATAGGGATTATGGTTTGGCATCTTATGTCGAGGTGTAACCATGATTCGTGCAACTACGATAACACTACTTAAAGAAAGACCTCACGGAGTATTTGATCCGAGACTTCCTTTTGAGAAAGAAGTGTTCGCAGAGATCAGAAGTGTTAAGATGACGGAGTTTTACACGGCATTGAATGACGGCATCCAGCCTGAATACATTTTCCATCTCACCGATTATGCCGATTATGACGGAGAAAAGATAATCGTATACGATGGGAAACTTTACGATGTTGTGAGAACTTATACTCCTGTCGATGGGCAGACCATAGACATTACTGTGAAGTTAAGGGAGATCAACGCATGAAAATGGCAGATTTGGGAGAAGGATTGAACTCCTTAAAACCAACTTTAAAGTTTGCACATTTTGCGTGGTCATCAGCTCCTTCAGGTGACTATGGTGTTTACGCAGAGGACGATAAACCGCAATTTGAAGGGGATAACAGAAACCTTGAATTTCTTACTCATGGTTATGTAAACCTTTTCACAAGGGATGATTCAGGTGCTACGCAAGAGATGGTTGAGAATTATTTTCAATCACTCCAAGAGACAGAGGTGTTTGCGTGGCAAGTGAACACGATCCAATATGAAAACTTCTCCAAATTCATTCATGTTGAGTGGGAAGTGGAGTTTGCATAATGGCCTACAAAGTTGAGTTTAAAGACTTTGAACGAGTAGAGAAGTTATTGGATACCTACGCAAAGAAATCGACTTCAATCGCCAAACAAATGGTTTACGTTGGAGCTGGTGATATTGCGGATGCCGTGAGAGCAAGTCTACAAAGCAAACTTTCCGATAAGGCAACAGGCTCATTGTTAGACGGACTTGATACAACACCTATCAAAGTCAACGGATCTGTTGTAGGGAACTATGTGAGATTTGACGGATATGATAACAAAGGCACTCCAAGAGCATTGATAGCTGCGGTTTTAGAGTCAGGCAGAAGTGACCAACCGAACAGAGAGGCAACTCACTTTTTCAGTAATGCGGTTAGAGCAACAAGAGGTAAGGCTCTTAACGATATGACCGCCAAATTCGATGAGATAGTCGAAAAAATCAGTAAATCAGG